TCCTTGGTGCTTACTTCATCAGCAGTAATGTTTCATGCGTAGATTCCTACCTTGTAGTAGTTGTAACGAGCTGCAACATCAGCCTTAAATAGATGTTCGAAGTCGAACTCAATGCGAACACCGCGTGGCAAACAGTTGCTTAGAGCATCGGTAATTGCGTCGGTGTAAGCCATCAAGGTGTGACGGTAGAACACTTGGTTTTCATCTTGCAGGTTGGTGTAAGTGTCGGATGCGCCTGGCACTGATGTAAGTAGAAGTCTTGCAGGAACACCGAATAGACGGGCGATAGCCTGAACCTGTTGATCTTGAACTTCGGTGAACAAAGCGTCGCGTGGTGACAGAGCGATTTGCTGGTATTCGAAACCATTACCCAAAACAGCAACCTGGCGGTTCTGTTGCTTGTTGTGCCAGTTAGCAGTGACCGCTTCGGCATCAGCTGCGTTCAACATGGCGTTAGTCTTTAGAACGCCGGTAGGGACTCCAGCACTAGTGAACCAGTTACCAGCATAATCGCGCAGGTCAATAGCAGCAGAAATGTCTTTTCGGCACGATTCAATTGGTGACACACCTCTCAGGTATCCGGCGCGGCTGAAAATCTTTAGATGTTCAATCTCGTTCTTGGTGTACTGGGTTCCCATGTAGTCGTAAACGATACGGCTAAAGTCTGGCTTGCCGTCTTTGGTAAATGGGTTGGTTACGTTTACCGCTGACGCTGGCAGGATAGTTAGGTTGTTGACCTGACCGTTTGAACCATAGTTCTTGAACCAGAATGCATTACCTGAAAGTGCTAGATCTGCAACTGTTTGGAATAGGAAGTCGCGGCGGTTTTCGTTGATGCTTGGTTTGTTTACAAGTACTGGGTTGTCAACCTTGACTTCAATTCCGGTAGCGAAACGGTAAGTGTTGATGGTCATCTTGCTAATTGGTGTAGCGATGATCTGAACCGCGCGATAGACGGCGGTAAGAGTGAGTGCAGAGTCAGGCGTTACAACCGCAGCGGAACGGGTTGGAATTGTTGGCTGGGCGGCGCGTGATTCTGTCGGCTTCGTAAAGCGATTCCATAAAGATGCCATATTCTAAATATAGTAGCACATACTGTCTGACACTTATGGCTTACACTGACGCGATTACTGACGCACTAAGCAACTGCCTACCACGTGGCGTTCGTATTGAATTTGACTTTGAACATCTATTCAAGGCAGACGTTGCCGCACGTTACAACTACTACAAGACTGGTATTGACGCTGGGTTCCTTGAAGTGGATGAAGTACGCACCAAGGAAGGACTAAATGTCTAACATCGAAACACGCGACTTTCGCGGTGTAGTTGACACTGATCAGCGCACAATCACCGGACTAGCCGTTCCATACGGTCAGGAAATCGCAATTGCTAACAACACCTACGAGCGTTTTGCGCCGGGCGCCATTCAGACAATCGAAGACGTCAAGTTGTTCTGGAATCACGATGAACCAATTGGCAAAGTAGTCGAAGGTCGCGAAACCCCAGATGGTTTTGAAATCACCGCCTACATCAGCGAAACCCCACGTGGTGAAGAAATCCTAACCCTGCTACGCGATGGCGTACTAAACAAGTTTTCAGTCGGCTTTATTCCGGTTGAGAACGAACGCGACAGTAATGTTGTTGTTCGTACTTTGGTAGATCTGAAAGAAGTTTCAGTTGTACCATTCCCTGCCTATTCGGGCGCAAACATCAGCGAAGTTCGCGAAGAAGTCGAAATTGACGAAACCGCAGAACCTCTAATTGAACAAGAAAGTGAACCAATGTCAGAAAACATTGAACTTGACGTTCGTACCGCTCTTGACGAGGTTGCAGAACTGCGCCGCGTTGTAGAGGCTGGGATGACCGTTGCAACTGCACCAGAAACAACCACCAAGTTCCGCTCACAGGGCGAGTTCGTAAAGGCTATGATTGACGGTGACGAAGATGCAAAGATGCTTGCACGTACTGCATCAACATCAGCAGACACCGTTGCTTACCCACCGTTCTACGGTTACATTGACACCCTGATCCGCAACAACCGCCCAACCGTAGAGGCTTTCTCACGCGCTGCGCTACCTGCTGCTGGTCTAACCGTTGAGTACGCAAAGATTGACTCAAACACTCTTGCTGTTGGTCAGCAGGATCCTGAGAACGAGGCACTTTCATTCGGTAACCTAACCTTTGAAACTGTTTCATCAGCGATCAAGACTTACGGTGGATACACATCTGTTTCACGCCAGTACATTGAGCGTTCAAACATCAACACTGTAAACACTGTTTTCGAAGCACTAACCCAGCAGTACGCAAAGGCTACAAACGCCGCTCTAGTAGCAGCACTTGCAGCACTTGACTTCACTGGCAAGGTATTCGATGCAGATGGCGGAACTGCTGCTTCACTTGCAGAAGGAATCGCAAACGGTTCAGCATACATCTACGGTCAGACCGGTCTACGCCCAGAGTTCATCTTGGCTTCAACCGATGCATACGTAAACATTGTTAAGGTTGCCGCAGGCGATGGACGCCCAGTTCTAAACGTTGACGGCGCTGGCGTAAACAACATTGGTACCGCAAACGTACCGGGTCTTCGTGGCTCAGTATTCGGTCTACCAATCATCGTTGACCCTGCACTTGGCACCGGTGTTGTCTACATGGCTAACTCTGCTGCTGTAATCACTATGGAGTCTGCTGGTTCACCAGTACGTCTAACCTCTGGTGACATCACTACCCTTACTGATGACCTATCAGTTTACGGTTACTTGGCTATTGCTACCCCACGCGTGGGCGCTTTGGTTAAGTTGGATGTTACTGCGTAATAAAAACGATTAGGAAATAGGGATATGCCTGCTGTAACTTTGCAAGAATTAGCCGACTACGTTGGCACAGATGATCTAAGCGATTTTCTGCACTCTTGCCTAGATGCCGCTAATGCGCATGTTGGTCGTTACATCGGTGACATTGACACCGTACCAAACGACATTCATGAGCAGGCTATCCTTATTTGCGGTTCAGAACTGTTTCACCGCCGTTGTGCACCTAATGGCGTTGCTCAGTTTGCAAGCATGGATGGTTCACCAATTCGCGTGGCTAAAGACCCGATGAATGCGGTTTACCCTCTACTAATGCCGTACACAGGTTACGCAGTATGAGCGAAATAAACGATGCGAAAGTTCAGTTCAAAACTGATCTAGTAGCGGCTGGTTTGAATGTTCTGGAGTATGTTCCAGAAAGAATCACCCCACCAATCGTTATCGTAAACGCTGCATCACCATACATTGAAACCGCTCAGTTCGGGGAGTACACTCTATCCCTTGAATTGGTTTTAGTTGCTTCGACTGCTACAAACAAGAAGGCAACCGAGAACCTAGATCAACTAATTGAAGATGTCTTACTGGCATTGGAACCGTTGACCTATGCGAAACTAACTAATGTAAACCAACCGTACAACCTGCAAACAAACAACGCCGAATACCTATCGGTAAACATTTACGCACAACTAGCAATCTCAATTTAGAAAGGCAGCCCTAAATGGCAGCATCAACACGCATCAAGGCAAGTAACATTGTCTTCAAGATCGGCACAACCGACTACGCCTGCGATGCGAACATGGTAGAACTAACTTTGGATGACGCCCCGGGCGATGTCCAAACATTCTGCGAAGTTCGTGTTGGCGGTCAGTGGTCGCTACAACTAGACGGTATCGTTTCAGGTGAAGACACAAGCCTTTACCGCGTGCTATGGGATAACTTCGGAACCGAAGTAGCATTCACCATCGCACCTAACGGAAACGCGACACCATCAGCAGACCAGCCGCACTACAAGGGAACTGTTGTATTCGACCAGTTGCCACCTCTATCTTTGACCTCTAACGAGATTGCAAAGTTTAGCGTGACTCTGACCGTAAAGAACACCCCACACACACCAGCATCAGACATCTTCTACGGTGTAGAAATTGACGCAACCGCGTAATAATGGCTGATCCGGTCGGCATCAAGGTTCAAGACCTAAAGTATGTTCTAAATGCTCTCAAGCAGATAGGCGTACCAACGGCTGAAGTAAGTGCAGCGGCTCAAGAAGCGGCTAACATCGTTGCTTCAACCGCTAGAACCTTGGTGCCGACTCGCACCGGTGCTTTACGTAACACCATCCGGTCAAAGAAACAAGCGCGTAAAGTCCTAGTGTCCGCAGGTAACAACACACGTGTACCTTATGCGAACCCTATCCACTGGGGTTGGTTCTATGACCGCAACAACTTCATAAAGAAAAACATTTTGCCACAACCA